GATGGGTTCAGTGAAATCGGGGTTGTTGTTACATCTGCAAATAACTGTTGAACGCCAGTTCCACCAACAAAAACAGGGAAAAATATAGCATCCGTATTTGAATTAAGTATATTAGCCGGACCTGTCGGTCCTGTCGGACCCGTTTGCCCTGTATATCCTGTATATCCTGTATATCCCGTATATCCCGTATATCCCGTATATCCTGTAGGACCAATCGGTCCTCCCGATGGTCCTGTGGGTCCCGTTATACCCGTCCCGCCCCCTCCCGATATTCCTATACCTGTCCCTCCTACAAGATAAGGAAACCTCGCATAATTTCCTATAGGCGTTCGTTCATATCCTCCTACGCTTTTCCATGGTATCGACATTGCTACTATTTATATGATATATGATATATTATTTATATAATATATTATTTTTAATAGCACAGTATTTACGAATTTTACTGAATTACTTACGGGAATTACTTACGGGGTTTGCGATTTTTTCTACTCTTGGTTCGCGCGCGACCTTTCTTCAACGGTTTTATACTCCTCCGTTCACCTACATCTACAAGGTGTATTGGTTCACTACTAGAATCCGGTACTATTTTTGCCTCATGTAGCGGCGATAAATTATTAAGCATTACTGGTTTATTTTTATTTGCGCATCCATTTTTATAAATATACTTGTACTGTATTTGCGGTTCTCCAAAGCGTTGCGCCAACATTGGTATAAGGGGTTGACGAATATTGCGAAACTCCTCTAAAAGGCGTGTTTTTAGGTCTTGTTTTGCGGCGGGGTATGCTAATATTTCCATGATTTGCGAGTTTGTAAGGTTTTTCGGGTTTGTTGCAAGGTTTGTAATATCGGCGTGTTTTTTTACGCCGTTTACATCCGTATCAATGTGCCAGTTTTTGCCGTCATGTGATACCGCTCTCATTGCCATCGACGAGGATGTTATCGCCCCCACCTCCTTACCGGTCGGGGAAACAATAGAAGCAACCGAAAAAGGATAAGGTGTTGGGGTGCGATTTAATATTTTAAGAGTCTTGGCTCTCTTGGCGGTCTTGGTTTTTCTTTTTAGGGGTTTTTTAGCAGTACGCGTTTTTTGAGGCATATTTTACAATATTTTACAATATATTATATAAATATAGAAATATAATATACAATAAAGAGATATAATAAAATGCAGAATGTAAATAAACAGCAGGCGATGCCTAAAATTCGTATACCTAAAACACCCCAAAATCTGTTTATAAAAAGGGGCGATGAAGTAAAGCAGCCCCCCAGAGTCGTTAAACATATCGACGAGTTATATTCAAAGTCATTTTTAAACGACTACTTTTCTTCGTAAATTCTCTATAACCTAGCTGTTGCGTTCAATTTAGAAGATGGTGGAGGAGGAGGTAAACGAGGAACGGGGGGATTGTTATTTTGTGTGGCGGTATTGTTATTTTGTGTAGGTTTGATATTTACTTTCACAGATGGTTTCACAGATGGTTCCGCGGCTTTTACGACAGGTGGTTCCACGTCTTTTTTTACTTCTCCATAGTCAATCTCGTAATTGCTATCGGTAATATTACTGGTTGATGTTACTGAACTAGAACCTAATTTTCCATTTTGTTTTTTTAAATTCTCATTAAAATTCTTTATATCATCCAAAAATGTTTGTGCTTCTTCTTTTGTATCAATAGTTTCACGATAGTTTCTCATAATTGTTCTAAGAGCTTCTAACTGAGTATTTTGGTCATATTTTTCTAGATTTGGTGCATATAGTGGAAACAGTGGTTCATCTCCGGGTTTACTTTTACCGAAAAGAACTATATTTATTTTTGTTCTTTCGGTATCAATTTCGGTAATATACGCCGTTATACTTTCTTTACTACATGTCTTTTTCGTAGCATTTGAAGATGCCGAATCCTTGCATAGTTCAAAAATATTATAAAGTTGTAATGTTCTATATATGATAGAACTTATAAGCAAATTTTTAAAATTATTGTCACTTTTTACGTAGGTATTTAATTCTATTAGTTTTACATTCTCTCGATTACCTATCATATCCATTTGACATACATTTAACATTATATTTAACTCACCGAGTAGTATTGAAAAATATAACCCCAGTCTAGTAACTTCATCATTCAATTCTTCAGAGAATTTTTTTGAGCTTAATTTATAACCCTTTTTAACAAGTGAAAAATAATTTTTAACTCTTTTAAATCTTTCAAACAATCCATTTTGTCTTTCTTTTACTTTATTACTCACTTCTATTTCCCCTTCCTCAGCACTACCAGCACTAGGATCGGTATCAAATAGTAATGGACTATTTTCTTTATCAGCATCATTCATCGATAACTTTCCATCAACAACTTGTTTATTTATATCTTTTATATCATTTTCGCTTAATATTTTATCGAATTTGTTGAATATACGTTGTAATGAATTATTTACATCTCTTGTGTCAATGACGAATTTGTATTGTTCGCTTAGTTTAACGGCAATCCTTGCCATAGTATCTATTTTTTGTAGTAATAACATATAGTCATTTACAACATGCATCATTATAAGATATTTACTATAAAGTGCTTTTACTTTAATACAAACACAAAGTCCTACTAATGCTAATACTGCTAAGCCGCCCCCCGACATAACACTTGCAAATGCTACCATCGACGTTGCACTTAGCGTCAGAACTGCGTTTATTACAACAGGATTAGAAGCCAATGAATATGCTACTTCACCTAATGTAACTGCTCCTGCTAAAAGTATTGCATTACCTTTTGACAAAGCGGTTAATTTGTTGACATTAGTTGAACCCTTAGTTATCTCTTCAGAACCTATAAGTTCGTTATTAGGTTCACCACCAATGTGAACTATATTATAGTTGTTTTTATGCGATTTTTTCAGCCATTTTAAGAATAATTTTTTATTTTTTATTTTTCTTATTTTTCTGGTCTGTTTCATTTGTATTTATATTTACAGTATAAAAAATATTTGTATGAAGATTTTTTATACTATACCGTAAAGCCTCGCGTACCGATTATAACATAACCAAAAATCCCTTAACTTTAATGCGGAAAATACTCCCACCCCTAGCCCTCCCAAAAGTGAATGATGTTTCTTTTTTTCAAATCTAAAGCTGGATTTTTGAAAATGGACATTTATTTTTGTCCATTTTTGAAAAGTGGGGGTAGACTTTTGAAAAAAACAATGCATTCATCACTCAGAGCATAATGCTCTAAATCGCATTTTTAGGTTGAAAAAAACGTGACGATAAATTTTTATTATTTTTTGCAATATGTTTTAGGGATTTCCATGTTGTAATAAATTTTATTTATTAAAGGATATTAAAAATAAGATATTTATAAGATATAAATAAGATTATGCCAAGAGTAACGGTCGACTATTCGAATACAATCATATACAAAATATTTTGTAAAAATCCATATATAAAAGACGTGTATGTTGGTCATACTACAAATTTTGTTCAACGAAAACATGCTCATAAACAAGCTGTTACAAATACCAACTCAAGTTGTTATCATACGAAAGTATATGAAGAAATAAGAAAAAATGGTGGATGGGATAACTGGAGCATGGAAATAGTTAATTTTTTTAAATGTAAAAATAGTTACGAAGCAAGGAAAAAGGAACAAGAATATTATGTGTTGTTAAATGCAACTTTGAATACTATAGAACCTTTATCTGATAATGCATCGAAACTTGTAACTCCAAACCAAGTAATAAATCGTTCATTTTTTTGCAAAAAATGTAGTATATATTTTTGTACGGAAAAGTTATTGGAAACGCACAATAAAATAAAAAAACATAATATGGACATTTCTATAGGAAAACAACAAAAAAATCCCAAAAATCCCCTACCTTTTGTTTGTGATTTATGTAACTATAGTACGTCTAATAGAAAAGATTATAAAAAACATAGTGAAACCAAAAAACATAAATACAACATTTACAACAATAATACAACATTGCCTTCTGTAGAGCATAGCACTCCCGTGGAGCATAGCACCGTCGTTGAGCATAACATGTCATGTGTATGTGTATGTGGAAAGTCTTATAGTCACCGTGCGTCTCTGTATAATCATAAAAAGAAATGTATTATAATGCTAGAAAATAATAAACCGAATACTCAAGATGTAAAAAATTCTTCATCTAATGATCTAGAAGATATGATGTTTATGGGCGAGAATACGATAGTCGGAGACAAGATAAATATAACGACAGAGATGTTTATGAAGTTGATGAATGATAATCAGGATATGATAAAGATTATAAAGGAACAGCAGCAGCAGATTAATGCGATAATACCGAAGATTGGTAATGTAACGACGAACAATAACACGACGACGAATATGACGAATAATAATTTCAACTTGAATTTCTTTTTGAATGAGAAGTGTAAAGATGCGTTGAATATATCGGAGTTTATAGAGTCGCTTAAAATAACTTTAGAGGATTTGCAGTATTCGCGGTCGAATGGTTTAGTTCAAGGGATAAGCAATGTAATGATAAGGGGGTTGAAAAAGTTGGATATCTATAAGAGACCGATACATTGTACGGACGTGAAGCGTGATACGATGTATATAAAAGATAAAGAGAAGTGGGAGAAGGATGAGACGCATGAGAAATTGAGAAATACGATAATAAAAATAGCGAACAAAGAAAGGAATGCGATTAGTTCGTGGGTGGAACATAATCCTGATTGGTTTGATACTGAAGAAAAGCAGATGGAATATTTGACGCTTATTAATAAAATATGCGAACCGATTGAGAATGATATTAAAAATGAGAAGAAAATTATTAAAATAATTGGGAAGGAAATTATTTTGAATAAAGATAGTGAGAAACAGTGTAAACGTTGAATGTTGAATGTTGAATATTCAAAAATGAAGATTCAGCAATGAAAATTAAAAAAATCTTCTACTATTATATAAAGCTTCGCGTATATATGTCTGCGGCTGAGTTGAAAAAAAATAAACCAAAATATACAGAAACTACGGAGGGAACGCATTGTATGGGGAATCATTGGACGGTATGTTGTCCGAATAAGCATTTGAAGTATGAAAGGTACCAGCCGACGAAGGAGGTTATACAGATACACTATAAAGGTGGTATATACCGTGTGTTTGTTTGTACCGGAAAATGTTCAAGTGATATATCGGGTCTTGCTAAAAATAACCCTGAACAGTTTAAAAAGATTTTCGTAAAACTTGTTAAACCAAATGGTGATTTGGTATTGCAGCATCGCGACACGCGTAAAGTTGCGCAAATCGCGCAAAAAGTAGATACATATGATGATAAGGGTAGTTCTAGTGCGAGCAAAACGAAAAAACAAAAGGGAGGAGGGTTTAGTAGATATATGCGTCTATTTAGCATGAGTCATAGTCGTAGGCGCGGTCGTGGTCGCACCGGCAAGCGTAAACATAGAAGAGGTTGTGGTCATACTATGAAACATAGGAAAAATATGTAATATGTAATATTTTAATATTGTGTGTAATATTTTAATATTGTGTGTAATATTAAAATATTGTGTGTAATATTTTAATATTGTAATATTGTAATATTGTAATAGAAAAAAATGTCGACTAGCTCTTATCCTCAAAGCATATGTGCCAGTTGTTGGTTTCCGTATTTTACAGCTCCTGCTCGCCCAATAGGGTGCAAGGGGTGTGGAAGCGGCAATAATAGTCAAACTGCAATTCCCTATGTAGCGAGTATTCCTACGCAGAAACGTATTCAGCATACCGTTCGCGTAGATGGTTCGGAGTATACTATGAATAAAGGAGCTCTCACCGTTTATACACGCCCGCTTGCTACGTACCAAAACGTGAATTGGAACCAAATGAGCGACCGCGCCGTGCCTGGAGTAGTTCATCGGAATGTCCCGTCTCATGGTTCATCTACGCGAAGTTCGATTACGAGAATGAGACCGGGTTCTATGTCGGCACCATCGACTGCTTCCGCACAAGGAAGTAAAGGTGTAGATATGAAACATGGTTCATATGATAGGTATTTAGCGAAATTGAAGGGTAAGAAGCCTTTGAGAACGGAGACACAACAGTCTACGGCGAATGTTGTTCCGCAGTATGGTAATAAGACTAGAGTGTTTGGTATAGCATATTCAGATTCGTGCGTGTATCCAGCGCAGTGTTGAAGATAGGGTGTAGGGTGTAGGGGGTGTAGTTGTATATTGTTTTGTATATTGTTTTGTATTGTTTTGTATTGTTTTGTATTGTTTTGTATAATGTTTTGTATATTATTTTATATGTTATTTTATATAGTATAGTAAAATGTCGTCAAAAATGTCAATGATGTTTAGTCAAAATTTTGGATTTACAGGTAAAATTTCGAGAAGACCTCTACCAATGGTTGGTGTAGTTTCTGGTCCTTTATATATTTCATCTCCTGCTGCTCCTGCTGCTCCTTCTCCGCAACAGCGTGCGGCGGTTGCACCAACTTCTCGATCCGCGCCTGCACCTGCACCTGCACCTAGAAGCGTAAAGCGGTTGTTTAATATGGGTAATATAATGTCGAACCCTGGGACGCCATGTAAGGCATGTGGTTCATAAGATAATGGGGCGACTATTATAAATGAAAAATAAGTGGTAGTAATATTGTAATGTACAAGTATAATTAATATAGGTGTACTATTATATAAAAAAATAACATATAATTTTATATAATGGAAAACTTTGATTTAAATATTAATAATTATAGTGTAAACGAGTTGGAAGAATTATTGACATTAGGAAAACAGTATAGTTCCGATGATATTAAATATAAGAAGGATAGTATGTGCATGAAAATCGTGAATGATGATAGTATATCATTTGATATGAAGGCAAAGTTGGAGAATTTTTTAGAAAATGTTTCTTCGATATTAAAAAATAGAGGCAATGGCAACGGCAACGGCAACGGCAACGGTAATGGCATTACACATGATAAAGAGAATTTTACTGACTTGAAGACGGAGATGATGACGGGGACAAATAATTTGATAATAAAAGACCCGACAAGTGCGCATAATATACAAGTCAATAATAATATAAACCCGGGGAAAGATATCGACACCTACGGAACATCGCGAGGTGTGATTAACCCTTTATTGACAAATACGATTTTAAAGGCTATAAATATTGACACACGTTTTAGAGAAAATTATTATTCTACCAAAAGTACGAATCTTACAGTAACGTTACCATTTCGTTTAGAGAAGGTTATTTCTTATCGCATTGTAGGAATTACTTTGCCTTTGTCATACTATAATATATCACAATCCTACGGCAATAATGTAATACAGATAAATGTTTTCAATAGAGCTCCACCTGGGCAAGTATTGGTTTCATATAGTCTAATAGTACCGGATGGGTGTTATAATACTACGCAAAGTAGTTCGGAATTCTCGTCAACTTTAGAACAGGTAATCAATAACATGTTGATAAACGATGTGAATAGCCCGAATAATAACGCTTTGACGACAGGTTTGAATTTGAGATATACGATAGATAGGACAAGTGGTAGAAGTATATTTGCACAGGATGCGACCATATCTGGGACGGTAGCATATAATTTCGATGTTGTAATGAGCGTGGAGAATAGTTTACAGAGCGGACAGGTTGAAGAGGATTATAACAGGGTATTGATGACGAAGTTGGGGTGGGTACTGGGTTTTCGATTTGCAAAGTATTCGAGTTCTAATACTGTGGCGACGCCTCCTACGACATTTGGTTCTATTGTATCGGAAGGTATATGCTTTACGAAGTTTCCAATGTACGGGTTTTTGGCGATAGACGACTTTAACAATAACGCGAATGACTATTATATGTCTGTTTTTTCGAACTCGGTTTCTGTTCCGAATATTGTGGCAAAGGTGAATCTTACGGAATTTTCCGAAGTTGTGGGTGCTTTTCAGGGCGCACAGGGCGAGTCGTCGTCTACGGCTATTAATAGAGAGAAGAGATTTTTCGGACCTGTAAATATACAGAAACTGAAAGTGACGCTTTATGACGACATGGGGAGAATTTTGGACTTGAATAATATGGACTGGAGTTTAGAGCTGGCTTTTGAGTGTGTCTATAATATGTAGGTGTGTGTCCAGGGTGTGTGTGTGTTGCGTGGTTGTGTTATTAGTAATAATATATAATTAATATTTATATATAAATATATATAAATATTGGTACAATGGATTCACGACGTGTTTTTAAGACGCCTACAAATAATAGTTATGCGAGTGACTATATAAAAAATAAAAAATCCAAGGTGATATTTTCAGGGACGTCGAATTTAGCAAGTACTATTGTCGAACAGGGTGGCGCGTTTCCTCTTGTTACACCATCGGGGCAGTTGAAGCCATACCAGGGAACCTTCGGTTTTTCGTCTGCAACGCCTACTCAAGGTGCCCCTCCTTCTTCATATTGTTTAAATACCGCGCGTAGCTATGGCGATTTATTGAGTATAACAAAAGGTAAATATTTATTGACTCCACCGAATCTTACTACGACGACAATTACGCAACTAAATGATATTAATTTTTCTCCTCAACTATTTTGCGGAAATTTATACGAAAAGGGGAAGACGGGTGTGAATGAAAGTATAATTTTTAATAGTAGTATAACAGGTGTGACGGGTGTGACGGGTGCGACAGGTGCTGCAAATAAAATAATATATAACCCGGCAACGACAGCAAATCAGTGGATAAAGGTGGACCCGAGTTTTAATATGTTGCATAATGGTAGTTCATGCCAGTCTGAGAACAGTAATGTATTAACCGATGTAAAGATTCGTTCGAATATTAACGCACAAAGAAAGTTAGATAGGTATTTGAATCTTGAAGTACAAGGGTTTAACTTTCCTGTGAAATTTTCTTTGGATTATCAACCTGAAGACTGTATTAACGCGAATAATGATATACAAACGGTTAATAACGAGTTGTCTTTTATACCTTCATTTCTTACTAGAACAGTTGCGGATGGCTCTTTTTTGATACCTAGTTATGTTACTTTTAATAGTCCTGTCCCTATCATTTATAATAGCAGTAATCCTGCTGTCGCTACAGTATTAGGCAACCAGGTAACAATTGTAGGCGTAGTGGGAATTACGACTATAACGGCAAGTCAAGCAGCATCCGACGATGGTATATATCCTTCGAGTGTGGCAACGATACGATTTGATGTAACTCTTGTTACTCCTTCGTTTGGTAGTTTTTCGGTTGGTTCTAGAGATTTTGGTAGCGTGCCATTTACATTGACACCACCTACTTCCAATAGTTCGGGAGCATTTAGTTATTCAAGTAGTGACCCGACAATTGCATCTATTGTTGGCAACGTGGTAACAGTCGTAAAAGCAGGTACTATCACTATAACAGCTACGCAGGCGGCGGCGACGATTTATACATCTAAGACAGTTAATGCTTCGTTTGTTGTGAACCCCATTGCTCCTACGTTTGGTAGTTTTTCGGTTGGTTCTAGAGATTTTGGTACAGCACCATTTACTTTGACACCACCGACTTCCAATAGTTCTGGTGCATTTAGTTACACTAGTGGTAATACAGGTATTGCAACCATAGTTGGAAGTACGGTAACTATTGTAGGTGCAGGTACTACTATCATAACAGCTACGCAAGCTTCTACAACAAATTATAATTCTAAGACAGTTACTGCTTCGTTTGTTGTGAACCCAATTGCTCCTACATTGGGTAGTTTTTCGATTGCTCCTAGAGATTTTGGTAGCGTGCCATTTAGTATACTTCCAAATACACACACGGTATTATATATACGTAATGGAGGTAGTGACTGGATAACGAAACTCGTAAATAATGATACTTCAAATACTAATTTACAGGCGTGGGCGGGTATTGATAAACAGTGGTTTGATTTGAATTATGGAGAATGGAATGAAGTTGCTTTACAGTTTCGATTCTTCTCTGCATATGTAAGTAAATTTTATAATATAACATCTGCATCATGTGTGGTGGTTTCTGCTTATGGTAATATAGGAACTTATTCTTTTACATTCAACGGTGGTACAAGTTATACAGGAACATTTAATGGGCAGGTACAATCATGGGACTATGCGTTACCGGCAGATTTTACTGTAAACAGAAATTCGTTACAGCCGACGTCTAATAGTTTGGGTGTATTTAGTTACGCGAGTAATAACATAGCCGTTGCATCGATCGTAGGAAATCAGGTAACAATCGTAGGTGCAGGTACTGCTATAATAACAGTTACGCAAGCTGCTGCGGGGAATTATACGGCATCTTCTTCTATTACTACGCCGCTTGTTGTAAACCCGATTGCTCCTACGTTTGGTAGTTTTTCGATTGGTTCTAGAGAATTTGATAGTGCACCGTTTACCTTGACACCACCGAGTTCTAATAGTTTGGGTGCATTTAGCTATACGAGTAGTAGACCAGAGTTTGCAACCGTAGATAGTACAACGGGGGTGGTAACTATCGTAGGTGTAGGTACTTCTGTAATAACAGCTACGCAGGCGGCTACAACAAATTATACATCAAAAAGTATTGGAGCTGATTTTGTTGTGAACCGCTTTACTACTATATTGAGTGATTTTGGTATTGTTAGTAGATTTGTAGATCAAACTCCGTTTACTTTGACACCACCAACTTCAAATAGACCAGGTGTATTTAATTATAGTAGCTTAACTCCTGAAATTGCAACCGTGGATAGTATAACAGGTCAAGTAACAATACTCAGAGCAGGTACTGCTACTATAAGAGCTACACAAATTGAGACACCAAATTATACAGAATCGTCTATTACTCGAAATTGTACTATATGGGCTAGATGTGTAATACAGTAAATGCTCTTCTATTCGTTTACAAAACTTTTATTATTTATTTATTGTGACAATGAAAAAACTTATTTTATTATATTATATAATAAAATACTTATATAATATATAACTCTAGCGACTCTAGCATGGTTGGTTCGGGTGTAATATTGGTTGCTTTACACAAAAGTAAGGTCTATTATTTATTTGGTAAGGAGGGTTCGATGGAACGCGACAAAAAGTGTCACTGGGGTGATTTCGGCGGAGGTAGAAAGCCAGGCGAGGATTTATTAGACACGACGACTCGTGAAGGTGCGGAAGAATTAAACGGGTTTTTCGGTTCAAAAGCGGATTTTGAAAAATACATATTAAAGAATAAGATAGACGAGATTGCATATGATAAACGTTATACATATTTAGTAAAGGCGGACTATGACGAGAAGTTGCCCTATTATTTCAGTAATAATTATAAGTTTATATGCGAGTATTTGAAGGGGCACGTTCAGCATCCTACGAATGGTTTATTTGAGAAGAGTGAGATTCGGTGGTTTACAGTGGAAGATTTAAAACGGGAGCGAAATATATTCCGCGATTATTTTCGCAACATCATAGACATTATAATATATAATCATCCGAAAACAGTTTCAAAACTTAAAAGCGACCATCGTGCACGAGCTACGCGGGTCAGATTTTCAACATCGGATATGATGAAGTGCGAGAGAATAAGAAAGCATAAAAAACCCCATAAGACACAGAAGCGGGGTATGAAGAGGTATAGTCGAAAAAAATAAAGTATTTGTATATTATATATTATATTTCATATTATATAATAAAGTTATCAAATGGTATGTCCGAATGATGACCCGTATTTTACACGAATGATGTATCGTATGGGATTGCTTAAACGGGGGATGTCAGCTCGTCAGCTAGTAGAGCGGCGGCGCCTCATTTTTTATTGCATCTGTATTGTTGTTCGCGCGGCGCTAATTGTTACAGTTTATCACTGGCGGAATGTGAGGTTTGTTCAGTTGCTTGTTTTGATAGGTGCACTAGTTGGTATAATGAATTTATGGAGCAGGAATGGTGGGACGCAGTGGTGGTCAAAGAAGTTTCAGTTACTCATGTCGATTATACTAGCGGTTCTAGTAATTCTTGTATTTTTCAAGGTTGTGAAGTCGTGGTTGATTCCGGCAGCGATGGCGGTAAGTTTAGCGGTGGGCATACTACAATCGTTTGTCGTGGGTTTTTGTTAGCGGGTGAGCGGAGGAGGTCTTAGATGTGTCTGTTTTTTTTATACCTCGGGAGATATGAGGCGTTACAGATTGGTGAGATTTGATAAAATTGAAGAAATAAAATAGGAGAATTGTAAATGAAAGAATCATCAAACATTTTAAGTAAAAGCAAAATCAAACCCCAAAACATCGCGAAAATGGTCTTGTCAAGAGAAACGAAATATTATGTATCGGGTATTGAGATAATGACAACGAGGTTTTCGGATTATGGTTTCACGGAGAATAAAGACTGGCGAGAAAACAGGGCGATGAAAGGGTGTATCTATGGTACGCCGAAGATGGTATCCCCGAAAGTGAACGACGGTGTTGCAATGTTTGTCATTGAGATGAATAATAATAGGAATAGGATAGAGGGTGTTGGGTTTGTGGTGAACCGTCCATGCGAGGATAATTATAAGAGGAGGATACACGCCGATGGCAACTTGAACCGTTATATCTATGAGGGTGTATATCGCATTGACAAAAGTGACATCACGGAGGAGTATCACAAAAAGGTGATATGGGTATTAGAAATGTTGCTCTTTAAAGGTGCGAGACATTCGAAGAGGAGTATAGGCGTCACGAGGTTGCCAGAGTGGTTAAAGTATAATAGGTTTGAATATAATTTTGGGGAGGTACTATGGGAGATGTTTGTGAGGTATGTTGGTGCAGAGAGGCACGATAGGCGCGAGAGATATGAGAAGTAATAGATGCGTGAGATTAATCGAAAATAGGGATGAGATAAAAATAAATAGGAAAAGAGTTAGAAATAAAAGAGATAAAAAGAATAGAGATAAAAAGAATAAGTATATAGAAATAAAAAATATATTGTAATTAATAATAATATATTTTTTTAGTAAGTATACATCTATTATATAAAATAAATGTCGACCGATAATGATAAAAATGTAAAAAAGAAATTAAAGGATGTGAATACGTATGATGTGGATGAGTTGAAAGAGTTACTGGGTTTATCTACTGACCCCAATGAGTATACCATAGACGACATCTATAAGCATTTTTGGTTATTGAGCAATAAGTATCCAAGATTGGCGAGGGATGGTTTTTTGGAAAAGGCAAAGGAGCGAATTCTGGAGGATTTGAATTTAACCCCTGATGTGACACCGAGACAAAATCGTGACCCAGAAGAATTAAAAAGGTGGTGGACGAACCAGTATTTGCCGAATAGTAATCCGCTGCAGAATTTAAAAATTACGGAAAGAAAAGACAAGGTTAGTACATTCGACGATAAGAATGGGGCACACGAGACGATGAAGCGCGAGCAACTGAGTGTACTAAACTCGCATCCCTTGGCAATAGCGCAGGATTCACTGAATCCGACACTAAAGAATATTAATCAGCGGTTGGTCGTGATAGATAGTCAGTATAGGCAGAATATTGCGCCTTTTAGTGAGAATGTGGATGCGCCGTCATCGTCCACAGATTTTACGCTGGATTTGTCTGATCCGTTGACCGATACGTTATCATTGAAGTTGTATTCGTATGAGATACCGTATTCGTGGTATGTGATAGATAAAACCATGGGTACGTCTTATTTTTGGGTAAGGCATAACTCGACAGTTTATTCGATAGCGATAGATGATGGTAACTATACAAAAGTGCAGTTGGTGAATGCGATTCAGTATAAGTTAGACACGATTGTAAATAGGGCTGCTAACCCGCCGTTTACTACAAACAATTTAGATATATCCTATAACCCTTATAGTGGTAAGGCGTGTTTTTTATTTGACAACTCGACGTCGAATATAGATGTAGAAGTGATATTTTTTGATACCGAAGTCTATAATAGTTATTTTGATAATGTTACGCCATCAAATCCACTAGGTATTCAGACGGGTGTGGGGTCGACGGCGATGAAGATAAACAATAATTTGGGATGGATATTGGGGTATAGACCGGGAGACGATAAGACATTGCCGATAATATTTTCTAGGTATGTTAATTCACTTGCAAATAGTGTAATAACGACACCGGTTACGCCGTATCCGTATAGTATAGAGCGGGGTGTATTTTCGGAATCACCGATAGATACGTATGGTACAAAGTATTTGATAGTGGTGTTGGATGATTACAATCAGAATCATTTGAATAATGGTTTAGTGAATATAGTGGATACGGATACGACACTAAGTGTGCCGGATTATTTTTCGGCGGATTTGCCGAATGTGTGTGCTCCTGACCCGGATTTGAGGGGTACATTGGCGCCGTTTTATGTGCAGTCGCTGCCGAGGAAGTTGACACAGGCGCAGTTGTATTCTATAAATCAGATATTAGACAATAGGAAGATAACATACAAGTATAGGACATCGGGTCCTACGACGACGGATGTATTTGCAGTGATACCGTTAAAAAAGCAGGGGTTTGATACAGGGGATTCTCTAGTCGATTTGGGTAGTAGTTTAATGTATAATACGAGAACCTATTTTGGTCCTGTAAATATATCGAGGTTGAGGGTATCGTTGCAAGATGATAAAGGGAATACGTTGAATTTGAATGGTAGTGATTGGTCGATAACAATCGTGGCAGAGACATTGTATCAGTATTAGAGAGGTGTGTGGTGTGCGTTGTGTGCGTTGTGCGGTGTTTTCATATTTTTATAACATTATTAGAATTTTATAAAAATATTGTAGTTTTGAATTATTGATTTATGAATTATGAATTAAACCAAATCTCACGCATCTATAACTTCTCATGTGTTTTATACTCTCCTATATTGCGAGGATGGGGAAGGATACAAAGGATACAAAGGATAGCCGGCTAAAATAATATTGTATAGATATATAGAGATGTCCTTCGCAACAAAGGTTCCAGTGAGGTATGTACCGAAGAGGTTAACGAGGAAAGATAAGAAGAAACAAATAAAAATGTTAATGATGTCGAGGCGGTTATATAAAAAGAATAAATACTATACGAGGAAGGAAGTGTCGTCATATAAGAGTAAGACTTCTAGTCATATAAAGGATGCATGCAGAATATATAAAGTAGAAAATGTAGACCCGAACAAGGAGTTGGCGATGAAGACAGGATGTACAATAGGGGCGTTACGCAAGATAGTGAGTAAAGGAGAAGGAGCGTATTTTTCGTCAGGTTCTAGACCGAATCAGACGGCGCAATCGTGGGGGTTAGCTAGGTTAGCGAGTTCGATAACAGGTGGGAAGTCGGCAGCGGTGGATTATGAGATAATAAAAAATGGTTGTAATCATACGAAGCGTGCATTTAAGATGGCGACCAAGGCAAAAAGGAAGTATAAATATGGGCAATCAAGTACAAAGAGAGTAAAAATATGAATGAATCGTTATTGGTTATTCTGCGATAACTATTCATTCCGAGTTATTGATTTATGAATTATGAATTAAACTAAATCTCACGCTTCTGTAACATCTCATGTGTTTTATACTTTTCAATCCGGTGGGTAGAAAAGGTTGGACGGATAGATATGACGGTCGATAGCATCGGTGTCTGCATAATCGGCATCGGCATCGGCATGAGCATTCTTTTTCTTAAAAAGGGAAATATTCATTTTATGAACTTGTATCATTTGAGCTAAGCGGCGATTATATTCCATGTGTTTTTGTTTTTTTGCAAGAGGTGTTATATATTTGCATGTATACTATTTAAGTAATTATGGATATAAATAAAATGTGTAAGATTATAAGAGATAAAGAATGGATAGTGGTATAGTAAAGGAGTTAACAGGTGTACTAATAAAGAATATAGATGCTAGTATTATAAAAGAGAAGAATATAGATTTGATATTGAGTGGTGGTGCTTTTAATGCTAGTTATTTGATTGGTTGTTTATATTTTATACGTGAGATGTGTGAGAAAGGGTTAATAATTGTAAACAAGGTATCGACGTGTAGTGCTAGTTCAATGATTGGGTTATTGTTTATAGTAGACAAGTTGGATATTTTTATAGAAAATATGTACGAGTTATTGGTAGGTAGTTTTAAAAGGAATAGGAATGTAATATTTGACGAGGAGTCATTATCGACTATAATAAAGATAATAGAGGATGTGTTACCAGATGATGTAATAAGTCGTATAAATGGTCGTCTATATATAACGTATTATGATGTGACGAAATGTGAGCAGATAGTAAAAAGTAGTTTTGAAGATGTGAGTGATATAATAAGAACAATAAGAAGGTCATGTTTTATTCCTTATATAACGATGGACAAGTTAATGGAGGAGAATAGGTATATAGATGGTGGTACTCCGTATATATTCAATAAGGAGTTTGGTGTGAATCGAATATATATAAACTTATTATGCGGTGTGGATAAGATAAAGGACTCGATGATAATAAAGAGGGATAAGATAGTGATGCATCGCATCCTTGGTGGTATATTAGATGTTCATAATTTTTTCTTCAAGTGTAAAAAGACGCAGATGTGTTGTTATGTGGAGGATTGGGGGATAGTAAGGATGATAGGGTTTAAAATGTTGGAGTGGAGGTTGTATACGATGTGTGTAATTTTATATCTGGTAATAAAAGTGAGGGATGAGATAGTGTATAAATATTACAAGGATAACAAGTTAATAAATTTCGTGGCAAGTAAGTTAAGACGATGGTTAAGTGAAATAGTGGAGACAAATTGTGTATAATAAATAACAGTAATATGTAATTTATAAAATATATAATCTATAGTATATTATACATAAAAGAATGATGAATTTTTCGATGAACTATAGAAAGCGTGTTCCTATGAGTATTATTCAGGTAGCGCAAGTAATAGATAAACCTCGTTCGATGCCATTGCAAGCTCGTGTTCCTGTTGTGAAGGCTGTCGAGAGTCATATATCGAAGCCTATAAAAAAGGATGAGAGCTATGAGGTTCGTGAGAATATGAGAAATTCAGAAAAAAAAATAATAACTTATAAAATCGGAGAGGAGGAAGAAAAAGATGAAGAAGAAATGAAAGAAAATAAAGAAGATGAAAAATATCCTGTGCCTGTTTTAGAAGAACCAGTGATAGAAACATTATCAAGTGTTGTAGTTCCTTTTTCTACTCTTCTTCCTTCTATTGTAGAGGAACAATTGAAAGAGGATGATGTTCATCAAGACCCAATAGAAGAAGTAGAACAGTTACACGAGGTTAAAAAAAAGAAGAGACGTATGAAAGGCGTGAGAAAATAGGAAATAGGAAATAATAAATATAAAATTATATATTGTAAAAGTTCACAATATATAATACATAACGTACAAACGACAACATAATAACTACTTGGATGATGGAGAAGTTACAACCGTTTTTGTAAGTATCTTAATTGGTTTTTGTTGCAAGGGTGCATGAACGGGATGCGAAGGTACTTGCGAAGGGGCTTGCGAAGGTGCTTGCGAAGGGGCTTGCAATTGAATATTCATAGGAGGAATCGGTTCTAATTGTTTACCACAAGAGCCTCTTTTATGACATGACAACGCGTGCTGATTTTTACCAACATATCCACATTTTTCACAAACACATTTAGACGATAGAAATCCATATTTAGAAGATAATAGTTTATCAAGTACTGGGAGTTGAAAGTCTTCAATGCTTTTTGTTATTTTTTGAGAAAATTCTTTAACCATTTTTAACTGAATTAACTTTTGCTCTACAAATATTTGGTATTCGTTATTAATATCGTCTAGTGTGTCTTTACTAATAGAATAGTCATCAGTTGTTGTAATTTCATCTAATTTAGATTTAAAAGAATCAATAATATCGATGCCAATTTTAATTATATCTTGGTTATAGTTTACATTATGGATATATACTAACACATTTCTATTATGTATATTTATTTCAAAGTTGTCTTTGTTAACAATACCTCCCTCTTGAGAAAGAAATAATCCTGAACAATTTTGTGTATCTACATCATGAATAAATTTCTTAACCTGGTCTGAACCTACGGTCTTTGATTCATAACACTTATTCTCAACTAGAATTTTCTGTCTATCTTTTCGATGAATGATAATATCTCCTGATTCTTTTTGTGAACCTACGTATTCAATCTCCGCGGAAGGATATAGACCCCTTAAAATGTTCAAAACAATATTCTCAGAGATTTTCCCTTTCGAACTAGAATTTTCCATCCTTTTTAGAACATCTTTTACTTCAGATTGAAGCGCAACTTGTGATGAAGTTATAGAGGAAAACTGTGACAATGTAGCATCTTTGTTTGAATCAACCATTTTTCTAGTAGAGTCAATAACATTGGAAAATTTTGCATCAATCGTTTTAATAAAACTATCAAGCGATGATTGTGACAAAGGTTCACCATCTATCTTTGATGTCTTACTAATCTCATCCGTTATAGAAGAACAAAATGATTTTATGTTTTCATTAATCTGTCTTGAAAGGTTTTCATTATTTTTTGGAACAAGTTCTGATAACAGCAACTGTGTCTTATCTAATATACTCCCATTCGATTCTTTAATCAGAGGAGCAATCTTATCCGCAATATTCGACGACAAAATCATTTTCAAATCATCCGTATACTCTTTCTTAAACTCTGTAAGTTTTAAAAATAATAGCTTACTGTATTCCGTCTGTTGACTTGTAAGCTGGGATTGAATATTTGCTAATCCATTCAAAATCTGTGAAGTAATGTTACTATTATTTACAGGATTAGTTGTCTGCATAATAGAAGCAAGAATATCCGTGAACATAACGTTCATTTTTTCGAAATCTAATTCAGGATGTTCATGATAAAATGCCCAAACCTTTGCACTGTTACACGTAAGAGATGTATTCACAGGTGATGCCATTTGTGTTATGTATTTATTTATTAAAATCTCTTTAAGCTGTTTTGTTTGATTTAAATATTTGACAAACTCTGAAACAAACATATAAAATAAGATAGTTTGTTTTAACTTTCTGACAAACTTTGAGGTCAAAC